GTATTTCACGGAAAAGACGATAAAGTCCTTGCAACAAAAGTATATGCAAGAGAAACTGTTAGACAAAACAAATATAGAACACGGAAGAAAATTCTTGAATGGAGTTTCTATCGTAGAAAGTTGGATAGTAGAGGATCCATCAAAAGATAAACAACAAGTGTTCGGTATGGATTATCCAAAAGGGACTTGGATGATTATGATGAAGGTAGAAGATGATACTGTGTGGGAACAAGTTAAAAGAGGGAAACTGAAAGGTTTTTCAGTTCAAGGATATTTCATAGAGAAAGCCAAATTCTCACACAAGGATACTTTAATTGAAGACATAAAAGAAATTCTAAAACAAGTTAAATGAATTACCAAGATGCAATCAAAAAAATAAACAAACTCCTTGGTCTGTATAAATTCCAATCTTATAAAATCAAAGAAAATGGAAATGAAATTATAACAGAAGGTGATTTGAAGGTGGGAGAACCTATTTATATTATCAATAAAGACGGACAGATCCCCGCACCTGATGGTGAATTTGAATTGGAAGATACAACCAAAATAACAATCAAGGACGGTTTAGTCCAAGAAATAAAATATGACTATATGGAAAAGCAACAAAATTTCGTAGAAGCAACACTTAAAGACGGAACAGTTGTAAAATCCCCAACATTTGATGTAGGCGAAGATGTAATGGTAGTTAGTCCTGATGGAATGGAACAAAAAGCACCCGATGGTGAGCACGAGTTAAAACTCAAAGACACAGAAGGTAAAGAAGTTCTCATCAAGATAATCACCAAAGACGGAAAAATCGTTGAAAGAGAAAATGTTGAACTTCCTTCTAATGAAGAAGAAAAAGTAGAAGAAGGAATGGGACAATTACTACCTGATCTATCCGAGGGTAATGATACTATGGAAGGTTTCAAAAAAGAAGTAATGGCTGTTCTCGGTGAAATCAAAGATAAAATTGATACAATCGTAGCAGACCAAGAAGAAATGAAAAAGAAGGTCTCCAAATTTGCGAAGGAACCCGCAGGAGAACCTATCAGAATGGGTAAAAACCAAATTCAAACTGAAATAAACCAAATGAAAGATGATTATATCTCACAGTTGGTAAGGATCAGACAAGGTTTCAAAAAATAATAAATTTTCTAATAAAAACTATTAAAAGTATGGAAAAGAAAAGACACGACTTTTCATTTAATCTTTCATCACTTTCAACCTACACAGATGAAGTGGGCGGCGAGTTGATAAGAAGAGCAATTTTGGAAAGTGAAACAATTAAAATCATCAAGGTGCAGCCAGGGGTGAAGGGGTCGCAAGCGATCAATCTTCTAAACTCTGACCTTTATGTGCAGGACGGAACTTGTGGATGGGATCCATCAGGTTCTACTATTTATACGCAGAGAGATATTACTGTCTGCCAATATAAAATTAACGAAACGCTGTGCCCCGCAGACCTCAATAATTATTGGCTCGGGCAGCTCTTGACGCCAGGTTCTACGCCTGAAAGCGTTCCGTTTGAGCAGCAGATTTCAGAATTGAAAGTTGCGCAAATCAGTCAATATGTAGAAAATCAAATTTGGGGTGCATCAAGTGCTACAACTTGTTTCTCTGGTCTAAAACAATTAGTTAGAGGAGTAAGTGGAACGACTGCGGATACTCAAACAGTAACTGGTGGTATTGTAGTTCCAGGTCAATCAGCGATTGCATCAACGACTGCACTTTCTCAAATTGATAATTTGATTGAGCAGATCCCTGACGATGTAGTAAATAGAACTGACTGGGTTGTATTTATGTCGCATGCTAATTATCGCAAGTATCTTATCAATTACCGCACGGCGAATTATTACCACTTCAATCCAGAAGGATCATACGAAGAGTTCAAAACATTCCATCCCGCAACTAATATTTTAGTTCATCCTGTGGGTGGTCTATTAAATTCAAATCTTGTAGTGTTGATGCCAGCTGGCTATGCAGTTGCAGGAGTGGATCTATTAAGCGATATGGATAATCTCAAAATGTTCTATTCAGTTGATTTTGACGAGGTGCGCTTGCGTTGTAATTTTAAGATTGGGGTGCAGCTGGCTTGGCCTCAATTCGTAATCACAAACGGTCTTACATAATAAACGGACTTGAAAAGTCAAAAAAATAAAAAACTAAAATTATGAGTTTTTCATCTTGCTATGTTAGTTCTAATATCTGTAAAGGATGCCGCGATGCGGTTGGTGGCGTAAAAAATGTGTATGTGGTTGCGGGTTGCGTGACTGGAATTACACAGAATGGAGACCAAGAGATCCTTACAGTTGGAGCTACAGGAGGAACAGTTTATCAGTTCCAAGTTGAAAAGAACACTTCTAATTTTGTTGAGACAATCCAAGCGAGTTTAGAAAACGGCACTGTCGTGTATAATCAAATTGTGAATTTGGTATTCTTGAAATTACAACAATCAACAAGAAATCAAATCAAATTACTCGCTCAGAATACCAATATGAAGGTATTTGTTGAAACAAATGAAGGAGATATATTCTACTTGGGAGAAGATTTCGGCTTAGCACTCCAAACAGGAACTGCGGAAACGGGAACTGCATTCGCAGACCGCTACGGATATACAGTTGTATTGGAAGGTTTTGAGAAGGAGCCCGCTAAGAAATTGGCGAGTTCTCTATCTTCAACACTCGTAGGTTTATCACTTACTACTTGTGCTTGTTAAACTTTAATATAAAAGAGGGGAGGACTTCCTCCCCTTTTTTTTAAGCCACTCGGAAATTATGAGTAAAAATTTAGACAAAAGATTATGGGGTGTATTAGGAAAACAACAAACCTATTTCTCACCACAAAAACAAGTTGAGGGAAAAAAGAAAGTTCCTCTGAATTCTAACGCGTTTGATAGTTGGGATGTTAAACGATCAAGATTTAGAAGAGTTGATGGATACGAAAACGCGATCCAACAAGGAGGAGTTGTTCCACAAGTTTCTTCATCACCTTCTGTTATTACTCCCACGCCTACCCCAAGTATTACTCCGAGCCCAACTCCGAGTTTAACACCAACTATGACGCCGAGTATTACTCCGTCATCAACTCCATATCCATTACCGATCAATCCTTCTTTATGGTTTGACGCGAGTGATAGTTCAACTATGAGTTTCATAAACTCTGGTGGGACAGATTATGTTTCAACTTGGACTTCAAAAGGAACTAATGGTTGGGTATTGAGTGGTGCGAATACAGATAGGATGCCAATTTATTCAGCATCAACTCTAATGCCAGGTAATCCTAATTGTGTTAGATTTACTACTAACGCAACTGCGACTTTACAAGATGGTATATCCTCTTTTGGAAATACTCCTATACAACACACAGGTTCTACTTGGTTCTTTGTATGGGCGAAACCTTCGGGTTCAACCTATACAACTTCACCACTTGTAAGTCGTGTTTATTCAGGATTGACTAATGGTAGTTTAATAACATCAGGTTCTGCTGGTGGAGGTATAGACAACCACACTTTCAATATAAATAATGGTAATGTTATATCAAATACATACAATATGTATATGAACTTGGTATATGGATTGAACTTACCTGTTTATTCAGCAACCAATCTAAATAACAAGTTCATCGCATCATATAACAATCCAGGTTCTACTGGTGGTTTCAGTTATATTGAGATAAACCAATCAGCACAAACAAACACAACTTCATTCACGGGTTCTACTTCTGTTGGATTTGTGAATAATATGTCGGTTGGATTTACTACCAATAGTGGTGGAACGGCTACATATAATAATTCCAATAGTGAATTGTGTGAGGTAATGTGGTTTAATACGGAACTTACACCAGCTGAAAGAGAACAAGTTGAACTATACTTAAAAGACAAGTGGAGGTATGATGAATGGGCTTCTCCTGTTCCTACGCCTACGCCAACCGCGTCTTCTACGCAAACACCCACACCAAGTATCACACCGAGTGCGACTTTCACACCTACGCCAAGTTCAACCCCACCACCATTTAATCCATCATCTTTATCACCTGATATTTGGGTTGATTTCAGTGATGCTTCAAGTATGACTATCAGAACATCGGGTGCAAATAGTTTCATATCAAAAATACAGAACAAGGGAACAGATACAACCTTGACCGCATATACACAGACGAACGCGTCCGATCAACCACAAGTTAAAGTATCAACAGTATTTACAGGACTTACAATTTCTGCAGCGTCAATATCTAATGATTGGTTGCAGAGTGATGGAAATTTCTCTGGTTTCTCAAATACAATAGTTTATGTTATTGGTAGAAAAGCGGGTGATGGAACACCACAATTACAACCATCAAGATTTACTTGGGGTGCAAACTCGTATTCTCCATACTGGATGGATACTGCGTCCGATATTGTAATCAGAAACTTCTCTGGTTCAAGTTTATCTACAACAATAACAAATCCGAATACTACAACATTCACAGGTCAAACTTATTTACAATACCAATCTGCGAGTGCAACAACTGGTGTAGGATATTATGAAATAAATGGTAGTGGAATTACAACAACAACCAGTTTGCACATCGGAACAATTCCAAGTTCTACTTCGTGGTTATTAAATGAAAGTGGAACTATTGGACCGAAGAATGGTGAAATGGGTGAGTTCTATTTATTCCGTCGTGAATTGACTTCAACGGAGAAGAATAACTTAAATGACTATCTTAAAACTAAATGGGGTTTAACATTCTAATATGAAAGGTTGGATAAAATATAACGAGGATCAGGCACAACAAGCATTAGATCTAATCACACAAATAAACGATTGTATGGGTTTTCCGAGTGGTGAAACTACCACTTGGGGTTATGCGACCGCGTTGTGTAATGTAAATCCACAAACATCGGGATATACTGATTTTTGGGGATATGTTGTAAAAATAGATACAGAACAATTAGATAATTGTTTAACACAACAACAGAAAGATAATATAATCCAATTACCAGATGGTTTGGGTATTTGTGGAGGGACTTTCTAATGGAGGTTCTTTTTATACTCATAGATGATAAACTTGACGCACATTACATAATTAGCGAAGATGTTGATAATAAGGAAAAATCAGACGAATAATTTAATCGCAACTGTGTCTATGAATAAGACACTACCAAATCCTTATTACCTTTTTTCGTTCCAACATATAGCGTCAAAGGATAGGATTAGTTTTTACCCACAGGTAATCACAAGTAATATTCGTTATGATAAGTTTAGGTTTGTTGAAAGTAGTTCAACCAACTTATCTGTTGTTCCACCACAAGTCAATTTTGAGTATATCGGGCAATACTACTATTCTATCTATGAGAATATTACATCAGGATCAACTGATATAAACCTTGCCTATAACAAATTGGAAAGTGGTAGAGCGTGGGTAATCATCGGTGATGATAATACCCAAGAATGTTTCTTTGAACCTTATATTTCTAATGATGAAGATTTCGCACAAGTAATTTATGTGAGTGAAGAGGAACAAGAATGTT